TAATGATGGAAGAAGGCACTACACAAGTGCGAGTCCTACCGGCTAAAGACCCGGATGAAAATTTCTACGCTGAAACAGGTATTCATCGTATTAATGATAAGAATCACCACTGCCCACGCGTCAAAGGTAATGACTGCCCAATCTGTGACCTAAGTTTTAAACTTTGGAACACTAAAGATGAAGGTAACATGGCAATTGCACGTCAGATTAAGGCTCGTAAGCGCTTTTACTTGAATGCAGTAGAACGTGAAACAGGTGATGTAAAAATCCTATCTGTAGGTATTAAACTATTTAGCAAGATTCTTGACTGCTTCTTTGATGATGACTTTGGAGACATTACAGACCTTAAAGAAGGCAATGATTTTAAAATCGTTAAAGATAAATCAGGAGAATGGCCAAATTACGACAAGTCAGCACCTAAGCCTATTAAATCAGAAGCAGGAAGTGATATGGAAGTAGCAACTTGGATGGATTCCCTGCATGATATCCAAGGTCTTGTAAAAGTAGCTACATATGAAGACTTAAAGCAAATGGCAATGGAAATCACAGGCGACGACATTGTAGAGCAAGTTAGAACTATCGCTACATCCACAACCGAAACATCTGAAAAAACTTCTGAAGAAGGAGACGATTACCTCTCTCACCTGAAAGGGCTAGAGTAGAGTTATTTTTTTGTGTTGGGCTGCTTTTGGGGATAGTATTACCTAGTATTAGCGTACTATAATTTCACAGATCCTTGAAAGCGGTCCTTTTTTAATTATGAATAAAGAAAAACTAAAGATACTAGTAGTACCCGCTAATGATGGCGGTTGTAGCTATTATAGAGCAATTATGCCATTTCAGAAACTCCAGCAACACTGCAAGGACGAAGTTGAAATTAGGTTTAATAAGAATCCTTTAAACTGGAATACCGATACTAATGAAGGAGAAGGGGATAACGAAGATATAAAGTGGTGTGATATAATGATGACTCAAAATATCTCCAACTTTGGACCTTTGTTTATGGTGAAGTTATTTAATGTAACAAAAGATGAAGGGAAATTCATCCACTACGATACCGACGATTTACTTACAGAGCTTTATCCAGGACACAGACTGTATGAAATTTACAAAGAAAGAGATTTGAGTAAACTTACTAGCTCTCTATACCAACATGCAAATCTTGTAACTGTAACTCAGAAAAAGTTTGCTAATAGAATCTCACAAGATGTAAGAGGATCATTGGCAGTTATAAAGAATGCCATTGATTTTGATTTACCTTGCTGGAATCTAAGTAAAAAGTATAGAACTTCAAAGAAAGAACCTTGTAAGGTTGGATGGGTTGGTGGAATTCATCATGAACAGGATGTAAGACAAGTACCAGGTCTAGGTATTAGTGTAAATGCTAAAGTAGGTCCTGAAAATATTAGATGGGGATTCTATGGAAGACCTCCTATAGGGGAAGAAGGTCCCGATGATTGGCAGCAAAAAGTATGGGATGAGTATACCCGTATCTTAGTAGGACCTCAAAAACATAAGAATTGGGAAGTATATCAAGCTATGCCTACAGATCGTTATGGGTCTATGTATACAAATATTGATATAGCTATAGCACCTCTTGAATGGAATAATTTTAATGATTCAAAATCTGAAATCAAACTTATGGAAGCTGGGCGTTATGGCATTCCTCTTATTGCTACTGATTGTGGCGCATACGACGAAATTCTTCAAAACGGAGTAACTGGATACCTTATCTCAAAAGAGAATAAAATTTCAGATTGGAATAAAGCTATCACTAAATGTGTGAAAGACCCAAAACATGCAAGGGAGATGGGAAGAAAACTTAAATCAATTGTAGATGAACGTTTTGATATAAACAAGGTAGTCCATCATAGATTAGATTTATACAAACAACTTTTAAATAATGGCCCAAATTAAAATACTGTCAGGATGGTCTAACCCGGGTGGTTCTACTACTTCCTTTATTAACTTATGTAACTTGTTTAGTAAAAATGGATTAGATTGTACTTTTTACGGTCCTCATACATTTCCACTAAATCAGTGTAACTTTAATCTAATGGACAACTGCGCGGTAAACGAAGAGGGTGAAGTTCTAATTACCCACTTTTTAAAACTTCCTGAACGTCCAGAAGCTTCTAAGAAAGTTATCCTAGCTTGTCACGAGAAAGACGTGTATAAGGTAAAAGATGTAAAACCTTTTTGGGATGAGATAGTCTATGTTTCAAATTCACAGATGTTCTGGCAAGGAGTTCCTGGTATTGTAATACCTAATGTAATAACTCCGTTAATTAAATCGGAAGTTAGTTCTGAGAAAATAGCGGGGGTAATAGGAAGTATAGATAGAAATAAAAATACGCATGTATCTATCCAAAGAGCTTTGGACGATGGGTTTAAAAAGGTGCACCTATATGGATTAGTAACAGACCAGGACTATTACCGAGAACATGTTGTTAAGTATGTTAATAATGGGCAAGCCTCTATACAGGGATATAAGGTTAATCCTCAAGAAATGTATGACTCCCTATCAGACGTTTATCATAGTTCCCTAAGCGAAACGTTTAATTTAATTAAAGGGGAGTGTGAACTAACAGGAACCAACTATCACGGATTAGACTCCGCTGAATCCGGCGCAGAATACTGGGATAACGATAAAATATTAAAAGCTTGGAAGGAGCTGATTAAATGAAAATTACACTAATAGCTCCAAAAAGCATCTCTGAGGGTGAGTTTAGGTTTGATTATGGATATTGGAATTTTTACTTACCTCTACTCTCTATGGGTCATGACGTCCATTTCTTTGATACCTCCAAATTGGGAAATAAAGATTTAAAAATACATATAAAAAATTTCAAACCTGAATTACTTTTTTGTGTTATGACAGGTAGCCCTTATTATTGCCCTGACGAACCTTGGGAAACTATACACGAAGAAACTGTTAAAGGTGATATTAAAACATTTAATTGGTTTTGCGATGATTCTTGGAGATTCGATGATTTTTCCTCTAAAGTATGCCACTCATTCCACTACTGCTCAACTCCAGAAAAGTCGTTTGTTAAAAAGTACCAGCAGATCGGATACGATAATATACAATATGCTACCTGGCATGCTAATTCAGAACTGTACTCAACTTTAGAAAGCGAATCCCCACAACGAGATTTAAGTTTTGTAGGGGCTCTAAGAGGGGATAGAAAGGATGCGGTGACACTGCTGGAGTCTAAAGGACAGCAAGTTTATATACCTAAGGATACATCGTTTGAAGGAATGATTTGGACGTATTCTACATCGTTTGCTGCTTTAAACTTCAGTAAGAATTCTAAAAATACAGATACGCAGATGAAAGCTAGAATGTTTGAAGTTCCCGCTACTGGCTCTCTCCTTATTACGGAATATTCAAAGGATTTAGAAAACTGTTATGATATCGGCAGAGAGATTGTAACCTTTAGTACTGAAGACCAGCTGCTTAGTATAGCTGAGGATATGAGATATGATATGAAGAAGTATGAAAAAATAGCTAAAAGAGGTCATGAAAGGTTCTTAAAAGACCATGACTCTAAAGTAAGACTAGCACAAGTATTGGAGAATATTAAATGATTGTTTATATACCATACCATGCTGGAGGAGCTGGCAAATGGATATATGAAGGATACTTTAATGCTTGGAAAGCAGAAGGATATGATCCTAAGTATTATACTAGTATCTCTGAAATTGATACGGACTTTACCTATATGTTAATGGCGACTGAAGGTGGGATTAATAAGGAAAATCCTACACTTATAGAGTCGGTACTCTCAAAGGCTTCTAAATCCTTTTTATATGTACAACCTCATACATTTCCAGAACCTTGGGGATCTCACCCCAATTTTATAACCAACGCTTCTCCTGTCTTTTTAAACATAGTTAACTCTATAGAACACGTACATCTTTGGTCTTTTGCAAAGACTGAAAATCTATCTTACTGGGATAAGTGGAAAGAAATTACTTATATACCTTTAGCTTTTGACAGTATTGGATATGAGTTTGAACCTAAAACTGGATTCGAATATGATGTATGTTATATTGGAGGGTATGCTAATAACGGATTTGATGAGAAATATAAAATAATGAATGATTATTTCTCGGAATTAAGCTATCAGGAAGTTTCCATAAACGGTATACATGTAAATAAAAATGTATCGTTAGAAGATGAATTTCATATCTTAAGTAATAGTAAAATTTGCTTAAATATCCATGATAAATATCAACAGGTTTTAGGTTTAGATTGCAATGAGAGAACATTTAAATCTTTAGGGTTAAATGGATTTTTAATATCAGATAAAGTTGAGTGTTTATCTGATTTTGACGAGTTAAATATAATTCAAGTTGAGTCTCCGAAAGAGATGGCTGAGCAGATTAAAGAATATTTGGATAAAGACTTAAGTATTATAAAAGACCTTAATAGATCCGTGATTCTGGAAAATCATACATATAAGAATAGAGTACGGAGTTTATTATGTCTTTAAAAATTAGTATTATAGTTCCATGCTTTAACGGTGAAAATTATTTAGAAGAATGTTTAAATTCTATAGTATCTCAAGATTATGAGAATATAGAAATTCTTTTCGTAGATAACGAAAGTACGGATAACAGTTTAAAAATAGCTAAGAAATTTAAAAACAGTCA